TAATGACGGCGGCGAATGCAAATGTGATGCAGATGCTGATTGCTGTGATTGCAATGAAACGAACGAAGCTGTTGTGAAAGAATATGGTGGTAAATATACCACTCGGGCAGCTTACTTAAAGCCTGATCCATATAAAGGTGAAGCTACAGGAGATAAATTTGTTCCACATATGATGTATGATCCAAAGACGGGCAAGAGTTATAAGGCAGAAAAAGAAGCCGATCATCTTCGCATGAAGAAAATGGGTTATAGCCACGATAAGCCTGAAGCTAATGAAGATGTTAAAGTTAAGAGTTCAGACAAAAAAGCTGAACTAATTAATGTTGATGGTAAGCTTGTTACTCGTATGACGCCAACAACTAAACGTCAAGCAGATAAAAAAGATGAAGTTGAAGAAGGAAAGAAGCCAGGTCTATGGGCGAACATGCATGCTCGTCGTAAAGCTGGTAAACCAAAGCTTAAGCCTGGTGATAAGAATTATCCTAAAACTCTGGATATCGAATCTAAAGAAGAGTCAGCAAATCTAAAACTGATCAATAGAATTAAAAACTCTGGTGTAGTTAAGACTGGTTCCATGTCAAAAGATGGTGATGGTGTTAATATTGTAAAAGATAGGCAATTTAAAGGCAAAGCTATGAAGAAAGAGCCTGATAGCGGCAAAGGTATTACCTTTAAAAAAGAAACAACAGATGCTCAAGCCCCGACCATGGCAAAGTTGGACAAACCTAAGTTAACGACAAAAGACACAAATACAATGGGCAAAATAGCCGCAATGATGTCAAGAGAAAAAGCTTTAAAAGCAAAAGCAGCTGCAAAGTGAACAATGAATATGCAAATGAATATGAAACGGTAGAAAATCCTATGCCTATTTTGGCCGAGTCCCATGACCATTGTGGAACACCGGAATGTTGTGGTGAATGTGATACCGCTGAAGAAGGCAAAGAAAATAATGATTAGTTTTAAACAACACATTATTGAACGAGGTAAAGATGGAAAAGGCCACTATATCTCGACTGAGAAGGGTGCTGGCATGACACAAAAGGGTGTTGATGCTGTCAATAGAAAGACGGGTGGAAACCTGAAGACTGCTGTGACTGGTAAAGTTAAAGCAGGAAGCGCCGCAGCTGGTAGGAGAAAATCTTTCTGTGCTAGAATGAGCGGTAATAAAGGTCCAATGAAAGATGACCAAGGTAGACCCACACGTAAGGCTATGAGCCTTCGCCGTTGGAAATGTTAATATTAATTGGAAGTCTGGTAATATGGATAGTAACGATGGTAAAGCGCGGCTTGACCGAATAGAAGAAAAGATTGATAAGTTGGCAGATGCTCTTATTCAAATAGCCCGATTCGAAGAGAAACTAGAAACTATGACAATGTTTCGCGACGAATCTTGGCAGCGAATGAATAGGTTCTCAGAGAAGCTCGACAGTATCGAAAAGAAAGTTAACGATAATGGACACACCGTTGCGTTGATCAATAAATTATTCTGGGTCGCGATAATCGCTGTCGCAGGTGCAATCGCAACACAAGTTTTTATGTAAGGATAAAAAAATGAAAACTCAAGATATAAGAAACATGGCCCTTGCATTCCAAGCGGTCATTGAAAATAAAAGTTTAACAGAAGATAATGTTTCGTCAGGTGAAGTAATACACGACCTTCCAACCAACGCTCGGGATTCGCACGCAGCTAAGATGAAAAAGACCCATGGTGTTAAAACAACATTCCGTTACGACAAGCTTAAATACCATGGTTCAAAGCCACAGGTCAAGAAAGCTTTAGGCCATCTTTACGGCCCCAAAAAGAAAGATGGTATAGAAGACGAGCACCCGCATCTATATGAAGCAGGCCAGGTAAAATCTAATAAAATAGATGGTATGAATGATGATAAAAGTACAGTCAAATCATTCGCAAAAAAACACGGCGTAACAGTTAAGATGCATCCAAGCGATCATCATAGTCATGATTACAGAGTATCATACCATGGTGATCATGCTGCTGTGAAAAACGCTGTAGCGGCGCATCATGGTGATCATGATACGGCAAAAGACGAACATCCGCATCTTTATAGTAAAAAAACGAACGAAGCAGTTTATACTGAAAAGAAACTAGACGGAGATCAGCACGAACTTGATCACGACAAAGATGGTGACATTGATGCTGCAGACTTTAAAGGCCTGCGTAATAAAGGCAAAAAAGATAAGAAGTCTAAAGTTGAAGTTAAACCTACTCAGAAAATGGATGCTGATAAAAGCCAGGAAGAAGCTACTAAAGAGTCTACCGAGCTTGAAAGTCTTGAAACACATATCAAAGAAACATACGTAGGCGTTCAGTCAGGTATGCGCCAGGCTATGATGCAAATGTGGGAAAAAGCGGCGCACGCCGGGGCGAACGGTAAAATTGGCGCACCTGGTGAAGAGATCGACTCGAAAGATTCGGTTACTGCAAAGAAAATGCGGATGGACCATAAAGCAGAAGTTAACGACACCGAAGAAAAAGGTCATAAAGACGCAGCCGCAGCCGGCCGAGTTGGTCCAAAAGCTGCTGCACGTAATGGTGACAACATGAAGGGTGATAAAGCTATTATCAATCCAGTGAAAGGAACAACATAAATGCCAATTAAACCACCAAGCTGGGCGAAGAATGCTATGCCGACCGTAAATGGTTGGCAAGAGCCTCGTACCGGTGAGCTACTTAAATCGCAACGTATGTCGCAAAGAGATATCGATGTATATAACGGAGTTATTGCGCCTGTATCGGCACCGGCTCCAATTCCTACACCTATAGTAGAGGAAGTTATAGTGCAACAATTAAACGAAGCACCACAAAACAATATGGCTCTTGATGATATGTCTAAGACTCAACTAGAAGCTGTAGGGCGTCAACATGGAGTTGAGCTTGATCGTAGAAAATCAAAAACTGCACTTCTTGCTGAATTGAAAACAGTCACTGAGTAATTACATAAATAAGTTTGAAACATAGCTTATGAGAATATAATGAATTTTGAAAATATAAACGAACATAATGTTATGCTGTTTGCAGCGAAGCATTATCATAATCCTCTGGGTGCAAGCTCAGAGGACTTTTATGAAGATCTGAAAAGGTTTACTTACGTAAAACGACTGGTTAATAAGTATCTACAGGCAAAAGATTTACCAGATAGATTAATTCTAAATCATCTTATCGTTATCTTTAATGTATTTGGTCCTCAACCAGCTTGTAAGATCTTAGAATTAAAACTTGATGATGAACATTGGCCAGTTATAAAGCCTTTTTTGATCTTCTTACGATATATAGAAAATACGAAGTACGCAGAGATTCATATGAATAAGAACGTAGTAGAGGCACTAAGGAAAATATAATGGGTATCCTAAAGAAATCGGCAGATCTTGTCTATACCTTCCGTTTTTTGAAATTGCTTGTTACGCCGTTTGACAAGACTAAAGCTTTTGAGTTAGGTCTTATTGATGACAAAGGCAAAAGGTTAAGAAAATCAAAAACATCTGAAGAGCGAGATGCTGTAACACCGTTCATGCGGATGGTATTCAACATCAAGAAACTTATCCCGGGTGGTAAAATTGGTTCATATGCTTCAGCCTTATTTTTACTTAAAGAGAAATTTGGGCTATCAGATTCCAGCATTAATAAGATAATTGTAGAGTACAACAAAGATGATACTATGGTATTGTTTGAACAAAGCGAGTGGTTTATGTTAGAAAATAAACAGCTATCGCCCGGAACATACCGTGTTGTTAATGATAAAGCTATAAATCTGACGTGTGAAGAAGTAGTCAAACGCAATGATAAGATTCGTATATCAGAAGATACATTCCCAATTGGAAATGTAAATGGTATTGATATCTACACTGCTCTACATATAAATACAAATCAAGAGATATATGTATCTTCTATGGAGTTGATTAAATAACATGGCTATGGTACCTTATAAGCTAAACGAAGATAAAGTCACTAAGCTTCAGTTGAATGCGCTGGAAAAGGTTTTAGATAAAGTCTTTGCTAGAATAGGCATGGACGTAGAATTCACTAAGCATTTCTTAGATCGTGTAAACGATATCCGTAATAAGAAACAAATTACTGTTAAAGAGTTAGCAGTTTTGTTTAAAAAAGAATATGTAAAATGGGGTAAACCTATTGCTAGAATGGGCGATGATGCAGAAGGCGTCATGAGCGATTTGGCATCTGATGTTAATATTCCGTTTGTACTTAATTGGAATCCAAAGAAGAAGGAGTTAGAGATGTACGCAAAAACTATTATGCGCAAAAAGAACTTTAGCACTCCTGATAAGAAATTTAAAGTGGAAGAAGTACCAGGGACTTCTACAACTTCAGTTGCAGGCGCCGGATCAAATCCACAGGGTATTGTAATAGTTGACAGGAGACGAGGGCTACACAGACAACCAAGACTTCTAAAGAGGTTTAGAAAGTATATGGATGATTAGAGTTTATATCTTTCTATTTGTTATAGGTACTATGGGATCTGTTCTTTATGGAGCTAAATGGTATTATGAGGACACTCAGGAGAAGATTGCTACTCTGAGCGCTAATAATCTTGTACTTCAAAATGCAACTGACACATTAAATAATACTATAGACACATTAGAAAAAGAAGCTGAGCAGCAAGAAACTAATAATAGAGAACTGCAAAAAGCCTTGCAAAAATCTGAAGAAGGTTTAGGCAAACTTAGAAAGCGGTTTAGTGAAATTGATATCACGCGGGAAGCACTTGCTGATCCGGCTGATTTAGAGAAGAGGATAAACCGCGGTGTTGACAGACTCATTAAGCAAATTTTGGAAGATACTACTCCTATTGACCCTAACGATGACGCTGAGCGGGTGCCTGAGCGGGATGTTGATCCCCGAGATAGTAACGAAGACTGAATACGTCACACCAAATATTGCATTACAAGAACCACCGAAACCGGTTGACATGCCGGACGTTGAATGGTTTGTAGTTAATGAAGATAATCTTGATGAGTTTATTGTTAGGGTTGAAGCTGTAGGAGGCGTTCCTGCATTCATTGCTATTACGCCAAAGGGCTATGAAAACCTTGCGATCGGGATTAATGATTTGCGTAGATATGTTCTACAGCAAAAAGAAATCATTGCGTACTATGAAAAATCTATTACTCAAATAGGTGAATAAAATATAAAATATGTTGTGACATATTGACTATTATTCGATGTACAGAGTACTATTTCTAATATATAGTACACCATATGTAAAAAGAAATCACATAAAATTTGGAGATACGAATGCTATTTGAAGAACAAATTGCACGAAAACCCGACTTGTATCCGTGGACGAAGCAGTTCATCGAAGCAATTTGGAAGGGGTTTTGGACACCGGACGAATTTAATTTTAGGTCAGACTATTCGCAGTTTAAAACAGATCTAACTCCGGCTGAACAAGAAGTCGTTGTTAAGACTATGAGTGCAATTGGCCAAATTGAAATAGCAGTAAAATCGTTTTGGGCGGATGTTGGAAATCATTTACCACATCCATCAATCAAGGATCTTGGCTATGCTATGGCCAATTCAGAAGTCATTCACAATATGGCCTATGAAAAAATCCTAGATGTATTACATCTCACACACGTATTTGAAGAGAACTTAAACGTTGATGTGATTAAAGGACGTGTTGACTATCTACGTAAGTACAATAAAAAAGTATATGCTGATGACAAAAAACAATATATCTATTCTATTATGTTGTTTACATTGTTTGTTGAAAATGTATCTTTGTTTAGTCAATTCTATATCATTATGCACCTTAATCGTAATAAGGCAGTAATGAAAGATTGTGCTCAACAAGTACAATATACACGTAACGAAGAGATGCTCCATGCTCAGGTAGGCATTAAGCTGATCCAGACACTACGTGAGGAGTATCCAGAATTATTTGATGCAGAACTACAGGAGCGTGTACAAGAAGAGTGCATCGAAGCATTAAAGGCAGAGAGTAAAGTAATTGATTGGATTATGGACGGACATTCTGCTCCAGGCCTAAGTGCTGATATTCTTAAAGCATTTATAGCCAAACGTATGGCAGAATCAATTGAATCAATTGGATTTGATAACAGTGAAATTGTGTATGACAAAGCCTTATCAGACGAAACGTTTTGGTTTGATGAAGAATTGTATGGCGCAAACATGACAGACTTCTTTCAGAAGCGGCCTGTTGAATACGCGAAAGGCAAAGGCATTAGCGTAGATGATTTATTTTAAAGGAGTATATGATGGCATTCGATTGGCTCAATGACGACTCACGACTCTTCCTAAGTCGTGGATATATCGACGGTAACATGACCGCCGAGGAACGTGTGCGTGGTATTGCACAGACAGCAGA